CCCACTTCCTTTATCATGTTGGCTTCCGTCATGAGGCCAAATCACAGGTATCCAACTACCTCTTAGTTTAATTGCTTCTGCATGTTGTAAAATCCCTGTACCACTCTGTGAGTACACATCATAAACATAAACTGTGTCTGTATCCCGATCATGTGATAACCACACTACTGCTGTTGGATGATCAAACCCAAAATCAATTCCACATACTCTGGGCCAATGTTCTGGGATATTAAACGCATCTATTGAAAATGTGTCTTCTGCTATTGGGAATACTTGACCACTTCCCAGTGTAGGTATCCCCTGTGATCTCATCTTCCGCTCATGCGGAGGCAAGGCTGCTAAGATCTCTGCTTTGACATCCTCTGATAAATGTGGGGCATCATCCCACGTTGCTGTTGTTAAACTCTGACCAATCTTACGATCATTTAAAAAATTATTAACTACTCCGGTTACCCCCCTCTCCGGTGTAAATGTCAAATAAATCGGGCCACCTTCTTTTAATGATGCCCGTAAACATTGACTGTAAATATCCTGTGGAGGTTCCTCGTCAATCCAAACTACATCTACTGCTACCCCCATAAAAGCATTGGGGCCAGAATCATAACTCTTAAACATAATTCTGCTTTTTTCCCCACTAACGTGCTTAACCACTACTAATGATAATCCGTTCGGAACCCCAGGATTCCTCTCTGTTGAAATAATACAATGCTTTGGAATTGCTGCTGAACCTAATAAATCAGGATCTCCTGCTGGCCCTAATAGCTCTGCTTGAACAATATCCCTCGTGGTATAATGACTTTGTCCTGCTGCCCAAGCTGTAATCGGTTTATTAAATTTCCAAGCATCTTTAGGCCACCAATCTGGATATAACCCTGTTGCATGAAATGCTAATTCTGCTGCTCCACAAAATGTTTTACCTACTTTGTTTCCAGCCATTAAACACCGTTGCCTCGCCTTATTTCCTAAATCATCTAACCCAGCATGAAACTTTTCTTGATAAGGATACGGCTGGTACAATGCTAACTTATTAAACTTTGCTGCCTCTTCATATTCCTTCTGTAACTTTAAAACCTCTTCAATCAACACTGGCTACCTCATTGCCTAAAGCTGCATATCCTGCTAAGTCTACCCAACTGTCCTGATGATTATTCTTTGTTGAAAGCCTCATTAGCTTTAGTGCTGCTAAACATAAAATTACTTGTGCTGCCGTTACTTCCTTTTTTAATACTAAAGACCAAACAACTGCAGCTTCTCTAAAATGATCCTGTGCTGGCCCGTATTCGTTATGCCGATCCCCTTGGATAATATCTAGTGCTGTTTCTAAAGTGTCTTCTCTAGTCATGCTTTTTTCCACTCCCCGTCTTCTATTGGATCTAGTTTTAATAATTTTTCTGCTAGTTCATTTCCTAACCTTTCCCTAGCTTCTGCTTCAATCATTTTCGGATCACGCCTGATTACTTCCTGCTTGATATCTACTTCACTTTTCGGTTTGAATCCTGCCCGATCTAACAAATCCTTTGTACTGACAAAACGTACATGCTCATTCTCTGCTGTAAACGCTAAGTCAATCATATTCTGTAATGCGTCTACTGCTACTTGACCTAAGTTTGCTCTGACTTGAGCTTCTATTTCCTTCTCATACTTCTTATTCATCTCCCGAATCGCTTGTACCGAAACACCTGATATCTTTGCTATTTCTGTATTTGGTAAGTTAGCAGCCTTTCCTTGTACCCAAGCATTCTTTACTTCATCCCTAGTAATCCTTTTTGTAGAACCACTTACTTTTATGTCTCGTTGTACAGCTTTTTTCATAGACCTGATCAGATATAAATAATCAATGATTATTCGAGATTAAACAAAATTAATCAATAAGGCAATAAAGTTAAGGATTTAAAAATTTCTCCCCCCAGTAGGGGAAGGGGATGACCTTACTACGCTGAAGGGCCGATTTTGTGGGGCCGGGGCATCAATTTGAATATATACGTTTACAAATATTTGAGTAATCAAATGTCAATTTGGATAAGAAAATAATATTTAATTGATGAAAATTTGCTTGGTTGTTCGTTACTATACATTATCGAACTCATAGATTATCAAGTCACTGATATCAAACGCTTTCTAAGTCTACTTGGATGCAGGTGATGATAAAATCAGATTTTGCTTGGTAGATTCTCAGCTCACCAACCTTTTCTACAATTTAATCACATCTACTCAAAACTTGGCATAATTTCAGCAGTAACGTGATTTAACATTGATCAATTCAGATCATTGTTGATCCAATACCTTATATAAGAGGAATTATGAAAGTATTTGCATCTAAAAACGGAACAATACACATGACTGGTGGTCATCACCGATACGGCAACTGCAACAACATTAATATGTGTTGCCTACCAGTAAAGGAATTACATCATTATCAATTTTGCAGATTATGCCTTCATCCAACATCCAGCCGGTACAAGGTAGCCAAGGCATATCTTCAACATGTTTTGAACAAGAAGCTATATCTTCCAAAGTTAGTAGCCAAGAAATCAAAACCTATATTTGAGCAAGTATTATGATTATCAAAAACGAAAAGGAATTAGAGTTTCAATTCAGAATATTTCTAGAACTAATCAAAAAAGATATCGGCTTTGTCCAAGCTAGTAAGGATGCAGAAAAAGCAGTTGATATCTTTTTAAGTCAATTGCATGTGATGCCAGCACATCAAGCAATGAATGCAATGACAAATATGTTAGAAGCTTTAGAAGAAAAGGAGGAAGTAAAATAAATACTACTTCAAGCCTACTTACTGAGTAGGTTTGAGGCTAGTATTTTTCTTTACTAGCATTTTTATTAACTTTATTTGAGGAATTCAAATGCCTAGAACAGCAGCAAAAGAAAATGAAAACGTAATTCGGATTGTTTCAACAATCACAATTACTGATCAGGAACAAGCAAACTTGCTTTTCTATTTTGGAGTAGAAAAAGGAAAGCTTAAAAAGCTTTTAGAAGAAATGCTACAAGATAAATTGATTGATTCAACAATCAATATTTCAAATACAGTAGAAGAAATGAAAGCTGACTTTTTTAAACCTAAAAAAGTCGATTTATCTAAACCTACAGACAAAAAGGAGGAAAAAGCTGCATAACAACTAATAAATAACAGATGCAGTAGCTTTTCGGAGTTGCTGCATTTTTTTTGTTCTTTTTTATCTAAAAAATATACTTTAGAGGAATTATGAAATTAATAGCTAGCCACAACCACAAACTGCAAAAGAATAATAATTATGCTAATGACAGAGATCAAAACAGATTGTTTTCTGGTCTATCGTTAGCGGCTGGTAATTCATCAGGCTATGAAGTCTGCCCTTCTAAAACAGATATCTGTTCAGAATTATGCATTGGGCCGTTTAGTGGTCGTGGTCAAATGAAATCAGTACAACAGGCAAGAATTAATAAAACAAAATACTTTATTGAAGAAAGGAAAGCTTTTGAAAAGCAAGTCTATTTGGAAATAGCAAAGCAAGCTATTAAAGCAGAGAAGCAAGCAAAAGTAGCTTGCATTCGATTAAATGTATTCTCTGACATAGCGTGGGAATTACAGTTCCCCTTGCTGTTCTCAGAATTCCAGAATGTTATCTTTTATGATTATTCAAAACGAAAGGAAAGGATCATGCGATATGTAGAAGGTAGATTTCCTTCTAACTATTTTCTGGCCTATTCAAAGAATGATAAGTCAGAAGGCTTTGAACATTATTGCATTTATAACGGTATCAACGTTTCTGTTGTCACTACAGTAAAAGAAGAAAGCTTTCCTTCTACAGTTTGGAATTATCCTGCTATTAATGCTGATAATAGTGATTCTTGGCTTTTGGATAATGTTGGAACAATAGGTTTGTTGACATATAAAGGTAGCAAAAACCGTTTGCAGCAACTACCAGAGCAAGGAAAAGGCTTTGTTCATTCTCAAAGTGAGCTAGCCTATGCAAACTGAAGATTTTCTAAGATTTGCTGGTGATGTTGCCAATATCAAAAGTAGTTCAAAATCTGATTTTGCTAACCCGTCAAATGTTGTGTCCTGGCATCGTCATCATGATCATTTCATCATTCAGACTAGCAAAAAGGCTTCTCTGATGTTTCCAGCTAGCAGACTGAAATCAGTTTTATTTGCATTCAAGCTAATAGAAAAGCATCAACAGGTCTATTTTGGCTTTGAAAATGCAGATACATATAAACTGTTCTTAGATCACTACTAGCTA